AAACCATTCTATTCAGTCCTTGGAGGATTGTGTATGGTTTTGTATTCATGCAACAGATGAAAAAGACCCATCCAAAGTGGATGAAGTTTTAATTCAAAGGGGATAAAAATGCCTATAGGACTTGGTGCTGGTATAGCAATTGCAGGAGGTTTGGGACTTATTGGGGCTGGGATGCAGTCCAATGCAGCCACTAGCGCAGCTAATACACAGGCAAATGCTGCATTAGCAGGGCAACAACAGTTGCAACAAAACTATCAGAATTTATCTCCTCAATTTACTCCATATACTCAAGCAGGAGCACAAGGTCTAGCTCAATTACAGTCACAACTGCCTAGTTTGACACAAAGTTTTGGACCAGCACAGCTACAAAGTAATCTTGCTCCTAATTACCAATTCATGCTCCAACAAGGTTTGGGTGCTCAAAATCAGGCTTTAAATGCTGGAGGTGGTGGCTCTAATATAGGAATTGCAGGAACTAAGTTTGCAGAAGATTATGCATCTAATGCATATCAGCAGGCTTTCAATAATTATCAAACACAGCAATCTAACATTTATAACAAACTAGCAAATATTGCAGGCATAGGACAGCAAAGCCTAGCTAATCTTTCAAACTTGGCTACTGGAAATGCTACAAACATTTCTAACCTGGGTGTGGGAGCGGCTAATGCACAAGCGGCAGGCACAGTGGGCAGTGCCAGTGCCTTAGCTAGTGGTTTGAATAGTGTAGGATCTAATCTAACTTTGGCATCTTTGTTGAACCCAGCTAATGCATCAGGTGCAGTAGGAAGTTCTGGTAATTCTGCAATCATAGCCGCTGGTGCACCAGGATAAAGGACTAACATGGCAATACAATTTTTTCCAATAGCAACACCAACTCCTGTTCAAACAAATCCTGTACAGGGTAATTCAATTGCACAGATGGTTAATGCTGCCAATGGCATCCAATACTATCAACAAAATCAACAATTAAATCCATTACAGCTCAAACAAGCTCAAATGGCTATTGAACAAGCACAGCAATTAAATCCATTAGCTGTTAAGGAAGCTGAAGCAAGATTAGAAACTGCTCAAACTGGAGCACAACAATCAAAACAAAATTATCTTGTTTCTGGTGAAGATTATTCAAGAAAAATGATTAATGCTTTGCCTCCAATTGATGATTATGTAGATAAAAATGGTGATGTAAATCAAAAAGCATTAACAAGGTCTTTGGATATTATTAGAAAAAGTGCTGATGCAGTTGGCTTACCAAAGCATCCATCTAACTTGCTTGGTCAGTTAGAAGATGCAGTCACCAAAAAAGATTATGATAGATATGAGGAATTAAGGAATAGAGTTGCAAAAAGTTCAGGCACAACATCTGAACAATTTGGGGCTAAATTTCCTGCTGTTGGTTTTCAAAATCTTGGTGGAACTGTTCAGCCAGTTGCCACTGGTAATCCTAATCTTGCTGAAACAAGACCAGGAACTCCTGTTGGTGGAGGATTAACTGTAAGTCCATCACCATTAAGTTATGGTCAAAGAGAAACATTAGAAGAAGATGCAACTGGTAATAAAGTAATTGTTACTAGAGATACAAATGGAACTGTAATTGGAAGTAGACCTGTTCCAAGTACAAATGCACAACCAGGCTTTCAATCAGTACCTCCTGGTGGCACAAGAGAGACATTCCAAGGTCAAGCAAAAGGAGCAATCAATTCTTATTTAGGTGCAATACATGCAATTAATGATGTTGATTCCCCTGCAACTCATGTGCCAACACAAGAAAGAATAGCTACAACCATATTGCAAAAACTAAAGAATCCTAATTTGGATACTGGTCCAATTGCTCAATGGTTAGCAGGAAATACTAAAGGAATTATATTAACTTCTGAACAACAAGAACTGATGAAGTTATTAGAACAAAGAATCCAAGGACTTGCACCTAGAACTGATGCTGATGCACAAAGTAAAAAAGATGCTTATGGTTCATTTAAGTTGAAAAAAGATGCTTTGATGGATATTGTTAGAAGTGATTTAGGAAATATTCACAAAGATAGTTTATTAAAGAATGGAATTATTAATTCTGCTGGTCAAGATGCTTCAAATCCAAATTTGGCAGGAATAAATAACTTCCAACAAAAATTTTCTAAATCATCACAAAATCCAATTCTTTCAACTTATATTGGAATTATTGGGAAACATAAAGATAAGACAACTATTGATGAAGAAGATAAGCAAGCTCTAAAGAAATTTATCAGTGAAAATAAATTATCTGGTGAACAAATAAAATCTTTAGAAAATGAAAGAAAACAATTAATTGATTTATCTTCAGGGGGTCAATAATGGCTGATACCAATGTTGATGATCTTTTAAATGAAATTACATCTTCTTCTGCAAAAGAACAAAATGTAGAAGACTTATTAAATAATTTGGGTACATATACGCCTAAAAAATCTCAATCAAGTATTACTTCTGAATTAGGAGAAACTTTTAAAGGTTTAACTAATAAAGGTGCAAGACAAGCAGAACTTATTGGTAGAGGAATGGCTCAAACAGTACCATCTACTGTTGCAGGATTTGAACTTGGTGGTCCAATTGGAGCACTGGTTGGAGGAGCTGCAATACCTTTTGGAGATACTTTAAATAGCATCATCAATCGTGTAGCTGGAACTAACCTCAGGATGCCTAGTGAAGTTGTATCTAGCACAATGGGTAAACTTGGCTATAAAGAACCACAAACTGAAGCAGAAAGAGTAGTAGAGGCTGCTGGTGGTGGATTAGGTGGTGCTTCTGGTGAATTATCATCAATGTTTAATCTTATTAAACCAGGAGCTACTGGTTTATTGCCTGAAATGGGCAAAGAATTTACTAAAAATGCAGGAAGACAATTAGCAGTTGCTCCTGTAGCAGCAGCAGGAGGACAACTAACTTCTGAAGAAACAGGTAGTCCTTTTGCTGGTTTATTAGCTTCTTTGGGAATTGGTGCTGGAGCTGGTCTAAGTCCCACAAGAAAAGCCAAAAATGCTCCTACTCATGAAGATTTAGTTCTTGAATCTAAAAATCTTTATGACAAAGCAAAATCTGCTGGTGTTCAATTTGACACTAATAAGTTTGCAGATGAAATGTTTAACATAGGTACTAATTTAAGAAATGAAGGATATGTAAAAGCTGCATATCCAGGAATAGGTGCTGTTCTTGATGAATTAACTAATGTTAAAAATCCAAAAGATTTTTCAGAATTACAAGCTCTTAGAAAAATGATACAAGGACAACAAAAAAGCCCAGATCCTCAAACAAGAAGTTTAGCAACAAGTTTAAAAGATGATTTTGATAATTATGTTTTAAATGCTCCTCCTAGTCATATAACAACTGGAACTTCTCAAGGAATGAAAGATTGGGCAGATGCAAGAAATTCATATAGCAGATTGAAAAAATCTGAAATATTTGATGAAATGCTTGCAAATGCAGAATTAGATAAGAGTAAATTTACTCAATCTGGTGCAGAAAATTCAATGGCAATGCAATTAAGAAATCTTGCCAAAAATGATAAAAAGATGCGCACTTTTACACCTGAAGAACAAGATGCTATTCGTGATGCAGCTAAAGGTGGAACAATGCAACAATTAACAAAGTTCTTTGGTAGATTTGCTCCAACAGGACCAGTTACAGGAATATTTACAGGAGAACTAGCATCTCAATTGCCTGTAATTGGTCCAGCTTTATCAATGGGAACTGTTGGTGCTAGAAATTTAGCAACTAACATTAGAAAAAATGCAATTGAAAATTTAAGTGCTCAAATGAGATTAGGAGCGAAACCAGAACTTACTTCAAGAACTGGAGCAATTCCATTGACTGCATTACAAGGAATTACTGCTGCTCCATCACAACTTAATATGAATTATTTGCGTGACCTAGCTAAAAGAGATCAACAATGAGCACAGAATCACCAATTGACCTTGTCAAGTATGGCGTACTTTGGCAAAAAGTAGAAGATTATGAGAAAAAATTTGACTCTATGGAAAGAAAAATAGACAAACTTGAATCATCTATTGAAAAACTTGTTTCTATGGCTGATAAATCTAGGGGTGGTTTTTGGGTAGGAATGATGGTTGTTTCAGGACTATCTAGCTTTGTTGGTTTCATTTCTCACTATTTGACTTTGAAATAACATGCCTTTCATGCTTGCCATCTCTGCTGTGAGTGCCATCAAGCAAGGGGTGGCAATCTACAAAGATGCTAAAAATGTTGGAAAAGAAGTTTATGGCATTTATGCAGAGCTAAGTGAGGGAGTTGGTAATTTCTTTGACCATCAGGAAAATGCCCACAAAGAATTAAAAGAAAAAGAAAAAAATCCTCCAAAGGGCAAAAGCATAAAAGCACAAGCTCTTGAAAATGTCATCAAGAAAAAGCAACTCCAGCAGGCTGAGTATGATTTAAGGCAACTTTTGACTTATGAAGCTCCTCCAGAACTGGGTGCTTTGTGGACAGATTTTCAAGAAGAAAGAGCAAGACTTGAGAAAGACAAGTCTAAATATGAACAGGCTCAAAAAAAAAGGATGAACAGGAGTCTTACAGAAAAAGAAGAAACAGAGAGAAATGGAATCTTAGAATTGCAATATGCATTGCAATCTTGGTGGTCATCATCACAGTTGCAGGCTTGATGTATTACATACACTGGGATTATCAAAGAAATAAAGTAGAGGAACAATGGCATATTGAGTTTCAAAAGAAATTCAAGCCAAATAGCAAAGAGTATGAGTGTTATAAAATTTTTCAGGAAACAGGGTATTCACCAAGATACTGTAACTAGGAGTTAATATGGATTGGTTAAAAACTATTGCACCTACTATTGCCACAGCTATTGGAGGACCTCTTGGGGGTCTAGCCTATGAAGCAGTCTCTAAAGTTCTTGGTATATCCCAAGATGATGCCAAAAAAATGCTTGATGATGGCAAACTAACTGCTGACCAGATAGCAAGTGTTCAGCAAGCAGAGATAGCTCTAAAGGCAAAGGCACAAGAATTGGGTTTAGATTTCGAGCAACTGGCAGTCCAAGACAGAAAGTCAGCCAGGGACATGCAAACAAATACTCACT